TTCTCTGCGCCGCGCCGCTCGATATCGTCGATCTCGCGGCGCGCGGCGAGGTCGGCGGCGTTGCGTCGCTCGATGAGGCGGCGACGAGTGGCGGCGTTCTGCTCCGTCTCAAGCTGCCGATCAATCTCCGCGATCCGGCCGCGCTGCTGGGCGATCTGCGGGCTATTGGCCTCGATGGCGGCGCGGCGGCGCTCTTCTTGCTGCCGCTGGACGGCGTCGATCTGCTCCCGTTGCTGGCGCTCGTTCCTGAACCGCTCCGGCTCGCCGGCCTCGGCGATTGACTTCGCCAGGTCGCGGTACACGTCGCGGAGTTGCTCGGCGAGTTGCCGCTGACGCTCCAGGGCGGAATTCGTCGAAGAGAGGGCGTCCTTCAGCTCCCGCTGCCGCTTCTCGGCGTCTTCGGTGACGCCACTCCACCTGATGATGGCGGCGACAAGCTGGGCGCCGATGGCGACTGAGATGCCCGTGATGAGGCCGGTCGTGCCGCCGAGCACGAAGCCGAGCTGCGAGATGTTATTGCCGGCAGCGCGGATGCGCTGGTCAAGGCCGCCTGTGACCGAGAAGAAGTCTTCAATGGCGAACGCTGCCTGCTGGACGCCGAGGCTCAAGTTGGCAAAGCCTTGGCGGCCGACGTCGCCAGCGCGAGCGACGGTTCGGCCAAGTGCTGCTGGACTCAAGCCACTGGCTACGGCGGTTGCTCGCGTCGCATCAGCGAGAAGCCGCTGGATTTGCAGGCGCGCTGCCTCAGTGTCAATGGTTCCTCGCCGCATCTGCTCTGAAATCACAGCGCCTAGCCGAGCGATAGCGGCCACGGCTGGGCCGCGGGCTTGCCCAGAAACCCTCGCCAGTTCGCCCTGAAGAATCTGAACCTGCGCCGTGTACCCGCGAAGTTGCTGCGTCTGAAGCGTGCCGATGATTGCGTCGCGACTGCCGAATGAGCGGCGGAAATTCAGCGCCTCGGATGCGCGGCCCGCTTCCCTAGTGAGTTGGAGCAATCGCTGGCGGGCAATGTCGATCGCGACGGCAGACTGGTTCGGCGCGGCGGCAAGCCTGCGGAATTCAGCCTCGGCAGACGCGATCGCTGGGATGAACTGCTGACGGAGGCCGGCAGGAAGTTGGTCGATCTGGCCTTTTACTGAAACGATGCCGGAGCGGAGTGCGTCAAGTTGGCGCTGCGGGTCATTGATGGCCGCACCCAAGTCGAATTGCGGCGGTATCGTTGGCGGCCCAAACGTGCCGGTGGCGTTTCCTGCCGTCGCGGAAGCTGCTGCGGCGTTTCCGGTGATCGTTCTTGCCCGCCCAGCCAGCGTCGTGATTGCCTGGTTGCGTAGCGTGCCTTCTGGGATGCTCGACAAGGCGAGTATGTCGCCGCGCAGCCGCTGAAGCTCGTCTCCGAGGTCTACGCCAGCGAGCGTATTGCCGAGTTTTCTCACAGCCGCGTCGGCGTCTCGTGAGGCGACGGCGAGAAGCTGCATCGGGTCGCTCGGTTCGCCGATTGCGTCAGCGATCCCTGCCAGCTTCGCCTTAAATGAATCAAGGCGGCGGGAGGCGTCAGCGACGTCTACGTTGACCTGAATGGCCGTCTCGGCTGCCGACCGAAGCGCGGCGATCTTCTTCCTGGCCTCGTCAAGATTGCCGCTCGCGGCTGCGTCCAGAGCCTCGACAGCGAGCGGCTGAATCCTTGCGTTCTGAGCATTGGTTAGGCGATCGCGCAACGCAAGGACTCGCTGAAGCTCGTCTTGCATCTGCCTTGCGTTCTGGAAGTCACCAGTGATCCTAAACTCTTCCGCTGCCCTAATCTGAGCGATGGCTTCTTGAATAGTGTCAAGGTCTTTCTTCGCCTTCTCAGCGTCGATGAATAGCTGGTACTTCTGATTCAGCCTTGCGATGGTTCGCTCGAGTACGGCATTGAGCCTTTCGTAGTCCTGCTGCGCGGCCTGCGCCTCAGAGCCTCCGAACGCGCCTTTGACGCGGGCAGCGGCAGCTACGGCCAGCTCAGAGACGCGGTTGATCTGCGCCGTTAGTTGGGCAATCTGCGGATCGGACTCGATGACTCGCTGAGGCAGGGCCACCGCTCGCTGGCCGGCAGTGGCCGCGGCGTTCAGATTCGCCGACAGCCTAGGGTCGCTGAATGCCAGCTCCCGCCCAGTGGGCAGTGCAGAAACCCTCTGCGACGCCTCGGCGAGCTGCCTAATCGAGGCTATGGTCTGATTGACCTGTGCCGTGACAGCGCGAAAGCCGGCCTCGCCGCCATCAGTGGCCGTCTGAACGGTATCCCTGACGCGAATCAGTTCAGCCTGCGTCCGCGACAACGCGCTGCCAAACCCCTGCTGCACTGAAAGCGCCAAGCCGTCGAACTGCTTCGTCGCCGCTCCCAGCGGCGTCGCCAACTGTCTTGCCGCTAGGGCGAGCTGCTCAACCGTCCTAATCTGCTCCTTCAGTTCTGGCGTATTGCCAAGGTTGAAGTCGGCTCGCCTTGACGCCTCCAGCGCCCGCTGGAGCTTCTGAAACGGCGTGAAGATGTTGTCGAACGACTTGCCGGCGTCCCGCGTCGCCTGCTCGATCGCGCGTCGCATCCCCTGTGCATAGGTCTGCGCTTCTTTGCCAGAGCGATTAAACGCCCGCGAAGCGTCAGCGGTATTCACCGTGACGATCGCGGAAATCTTGCCGATGTAACCCCTACCGCTCATTGCTCATCCTTGAGGCTGCTGGAGCTTCATCAGCTCGTTGAGCATTTCCGCCTGCGTCTGCTCCGCCTTCTTGCTCGCCGGAATAAAGACCTTTTCCTCCGGCAACTTCTTGTAGTTGCCGGAGGCCGCCATGATCGTTCTCGCCAACCTCGCCGTCTGCCACCACGGGTCAGGGAGAGGCCACCGCTGGTCGAAGGCAATCCACTCGGACAGCTCCTCGGAATCCAGCGAATCAAGCAACTCCCTAACCGTCTTGCCCAGAGCCAGCGCTAACCTGAAGAGGAAGCGTCGCTCGGGGCGTTTTGCGAACCTTCCCCCAAGGCATCAACTGCCTCCTGAGTGAAGGCGTTGAGTTTCCATGCCGCGTCGAACACGCGATTGATCTCGACACTCGACCGCTCGCCCAGCGCGTCCATATCGGAGTCGGCGAGGATCGGCTTCCCCTCCTCGTCGCAGAGCGTAAGCACGAGGAACCGCAGGCGGAAGTTCTTCATCTTCTCCTGCGAATACGCCTCCTCGAACTGCTCGCGGGCCTTGCCGCTGATGACGCGGAGGTAGTACGTCCCGCCCCAGGCGGGGATGTCGATCGCCTCGACCTTGATGTCGTTGGCGTTCAGAAGCCGCTTACGAAGATCAACTGCCATTTACTTGCTCCTACGCGAAGTCCGTTGGTTTCAGTTTGAATCTCAATCGCAGCAGCTCGCCAACGCGACCCTCTGCTGACGCGGATTCACAAATCACGTTCCTCGTGACAGTTCCGAGAGGCGTGGCAAACACTGCTGCGCCAGCGACTCCGATAAAAGTTTTTGGGTCAGCGAATCCAAATGCTTCGACGTCGATGCTTCCCGTGTCCGTGTATCCACCCGTAGCAACCAGCACCCTGTGGCTCACAGGAGCACCGCCTGGCGTCATATCAACGATCTCGGCTGTCGGCCCCTCGACGGACACTGATGTCACGTCGAAGGTTGTTCCGGCGAAGCTAAATGTCGAGTTGTGCGACAGTGAGAACGGCATTCGGTCAAATCCTCAACCTGAATGACGCCGTGCCGCGGACTACGTCTCCCGTTTGCGCGATAATTGAAGACCCAGTGCAGGTCGCCGCCCCAGACACAGAAATCCGCCCGGTGACAGAAATAGAGCCGGACGTTCCGGCTGGCGGCGCGGTCTGCCCAATAAACTCAACGTCCACCGTCTTGGTGCGATCCTCGCCGCCGCCGCCTTGGCCGGTCGGGTCAGGGAACCAGAGCGGGATATACGGTTCGTAGAAATTGGGGTTCGACGCCAGCGTGGCAGCCGACACTCGCTGCCGTTGCAGCGAGCCGCCACTGCCGCCGCCACTGAACCCGTCGTTGACGGTGATGCTCGTCGCCGTATAGACGGCGCCGCCGAACGAGAAGTAGGTGCCTTGCGACGATACTCCAGCCATCGCTTACGCGACGCGGAAGGTCGCACTCCCGCTGATGAGGGCGCCGACGGAGCCGCCGATCGAGGCCGACGCGATGGTCGCAGAGCCGCTGAACGCCACCGGGCCTGAGATCGACAGGGTGCCTGAGGTGCCAGCCGTGAGCACGTTCGTCGAGATGTAGTCGCAGGTGACTTCGCGGTCGGTGGCGAAGCCGCCGACGAACTCCCGGCGGCCGTTTGGCGCGATGCCGAGGTGCGAGCCGTCGATGAGGTCTTGCGTGTCATTGACCTGAAACGAGGTGACGGTGAGATTGCTGCCACCGAACGAGAACGTCAGTCCCTGTGCTGAAACGCCGGCCATATGTGTTGCGCCTCCTTGCGCCAGTTACTAAGTGGCAGATTCCTGCCACCTAATCTGATACAGTTGCCTCACCTCGTAGGCCGGCGGCAGTTGCGCCCCAGCCACGGTCGGGTCGAGGAAGTCGTCGGTTTCCGACACCAACCTCATATCCTCAATAGTAGCATTTGCGAGTGTGCCGGTGTGGCCGTCGAGGGCCAGCCGCACCTCGTCGCCAAGCTCCCTGACTCCGTCATACGTCAGCGCCCACGACGAAATCTGGAGGCTAACCAGCGGCATGAACATCGGCCCCGACAGCGACGACTCCCGCGTGATATTCGACCGCTTGTAAACGATGAACGGCAGGCTGGCGACGGGCTTCGCCGGCACGGCGATGGGGTAGACCTGAAAGCCCACCAGCCGCACGACGCCAGGCGTGGAGATGAGCTTCAGGTAGACGTGCTTTTCGGGTGAGATGAGCATCAGAGATTCGCCATCCGCCTGGAGATTGCGTTATTGAGTAAGGTCTGCACGACGTTTGCCGACTCGCGGATGGTGTTTTCCATCGGGTGTTGTGCTCGCATGGGGGCGATGGTGTCGCCTGGGCCGAGCGTGATCGGGCCGAAGTCGTGCGGGTAGCCGCTGCCACGCCGCGCCTGCCGCGTCGGCTCGTCCCTACTGCCCATGATGAAGTAATATCCGGCGCCGGAGCGAGCGAACTGCTCGTCGTTCATGGTCTGCGTACGCTTCATCCGGCCGTTGATCTGCTGGTGGACGTTGACGTAGGTGCGACGGCCCTGTGTGCCGGGCCTGCGGCGGCCCGTGCCGAACTCGACCAGCCAGGCGTGATTGCCGCTGCCTTCTTCTGGGTCAGAGCCGCGATTGCCCGACTGCGCCGGCCCCGTGACCGCGACGTAGATGCCGTTGCCGTAGTTCCTCGTCTTTGTTCTGACCGACTTCCGCAGGTTCCCGGTGACGTCGCGAACCTTGTTGATGTAGCCGACTCGGATAGGCTCCGAGGCGTTGCGGACGGCCCGAAGGAAGAAGGCCGACTGATCCTTGCCCAGCGCGTCGGCCGCCTTTTGCAGGCGGGCGGCGAATTCGTTGACTCCAGTAATTTGAACACGCGCGAAGGCGCTGGCCGTCTCGCGGCCGGTGAGGCCGCCGTCCAGAATCCTCGGCACGGTATTCGGCGTGACGATTGCCATTACTGCATCTCTCGCACGAGCATTTCCATCATTGTGCGGTGCTGCCGCTCAGTCACGCTGGCGATCTCAAGGGTTTTGCCTCGCCAGACGATCCGGTGCTGGACCGTCACCGACGCGCGGTAGCGGATGATGACCTTGTGGGTGGCGACGACGTTGGCCTGCTGGGCCTGGAGGATGTCCCGGCTCGACAAGCCTTCGACGTAGGCCCAGACCGTGCCGGCACTCGCCCACGACAGCGTGACCTCGCCCATCGGACTCCGAATCTCCGTCGGAGCCTGGATCGTCACTCGCTCATTGAGCATCCCGGCTTTGATCACGTTACGGTGCCCTCGCCGATGATGACGATCTCGTAAGTCGTGCCTGCCGTGGCAGTGATGAAGTGATTCACGGCCGCCCCGATATTGCTCGTCGCGCCAGTGTTGCTCGGATTTACGACCA